ATATACATATAGGTTATTTTCTTTGTAACAATTCGATAATTTTTATCTGAGATTTTAAAATACTTTCTAGTATTCTTCGATGAACCAATAATTCATCTTGATTTTGTATTCTAGGGTTTTCTATAGGTCTTTCGATTTGATTCTGAAATTGAAATGGGGTTTGGCTTTGAACGGGGGCTTGAACTTGGATAGGTTCAACCACTCCTCCTATCTTTTGTTCTTCTTTAAAGAACTCATGTATCTCATTTTGTCTCTGTTCAGACTTTAATTTGAGGATTGATTCAATATCTTCAATTGGAGTGTCTTTTTCTTGAGAGAACTCAATCTTTTCAGGAGTCTTTGGTGCGTATAGTCCTTTGTATTCTTGATTGACTTCTTCAAATGATTTTTGTGGAATAGGTTTTCCTATCATTTTTCCAAGTTGTAATTTAAATTCTTTTAGTAAAAGTTGATTTGCTAAAGCAATATCCAGTCCTTCGTTATTAAATTGGTTTACGGTTAACTCAAACAGTCCCTGGACTTGGTGTTGTAATTCAGAAGGGACATTATCAAATATACCCTGTTCTACACAGCTCTTCCAGAGAGAAGCCTTATTTTGAGTGGTGTTCATTAGGATGGACTCTTGAAAAGTATTTAAATATTAATCCTCACTATTAAAATAAATTTTCCTAAATTTGAATACTTCTTCATCTCGTATAATTCTTCTGTTAAAATAAGTGGGTGATTTTCCTTCCAACATAGAAATGATAAAGAAGAGAACATACATTCCACATTCAGACCCTCCTTGTTGATGTTGAACACTTTGGTTGTTTAGCTCTTTTAGTTTCATCTGTTGCCCCAGTCTCTGGATAAAGGCGGACACTTCTGGAGGGATTTTATTGTTGGCTGAGTCAAAATAATAAATGAACTTCTTTTTCAGGTCCAAGTAAAGGGTTACCCAGTGAAATCCTTTACCCGTATGCTTGTCTAGATTCAGTGGAATCGCAATCTTATGAATCCCTTTGTTTATATAATCTTGAATTTGAAAATGACAAATCTTTTCTGTTACACATTTGTCTCCAACCTTCGTATCAAAATCGATAGGAGAAGGATTAATGAAATCAAAGTCCTTATAGACTTCTTTGTATTGGGTAAGAACTCTTGAAATGTCGAAGTTACTTAACCATTCTTTTTCATTCATTCTCCAATTTTTAGGATGAAAGACCGCAAAATCTTTCTTGACTAGTTTTTGTTTTGTCACATCATCTACCATCTTTAACCAACAAAGCTCATTCTTACAATGTTCTTGAAAACGCTTTAGTTTCTTGTGAATCGTATCGGGATTATTGCTAATAATTTTCCGCGTTGGATTCTTACGATTCCACTGATTCCGCAGCAAATATAAGTCTCCATTGTCAAAACATGTTTTACTTTTCTTCGACTTTCTCGGATGACAACTCGCCTTCATATATATGATTTTATATTTTTTTCACTTTTGAAAACAATTCCAGAATAGATTTTGATTTTGGTTTTACCAATAGTGTTTTATCATCTTCAATAAATGGAGGAACAGAGACATCCGTTGTCTTGTAATGTTCAATATGATTTATTTCGTGGATGTGCTGGAGGCAATGTTCAAAGGGTTCCTGATACTTTGTGTATTGTGCGTATTTTTTAATAGACCCTGGTTTTATCATTTCTTTTAAAATACTTACGACATCTTGAATGTCTTTCTCTGTAAGAGTGAGAGAAGAGTTTTTACAGACGGTTCGATGATACATATTCTAGTGACTTATTTTTTTATGAAAAGTTTCGTCATATTATTAAAAGCAAAAGGTTCTAATTGACCCGGTGGTTTTCTAGACTGGATATTTTCTGCTGGAGTATATTCTTTTACACGGGCTGCGCCTGGGCTTGTATACAATTCACTGGATAAATCAGGGATATATTTAGCCTGGTCTGCCTTTTGAAGAGCCATAAATTGAGACCGTAGTTTTGATTCTACATCGACAGACTTCATATAGTATTCAACAGGAGCTCTGTCTCCAGGATTGAATACTTTGGGGGAATATTCTTGGTATACCCTCAATGGCTCTTTTGAACGTCTTGGTTCATCGACTGTCTGAAACCATGTATACTTCGTAGCGGCTGGGCGTAAATCATAAAGAGGCTGTAAACTAGTAGAAGGCAGCCATCTTCTCTCTAAACGACTATTGAGTTCATCTTCATACTCCATTAATATATAGAAATTATTTTCTTTTAATCTTTTTTAATCTTTTTATTATTATAATATAAAAGAACATCTAATAAAAGATTATGTGCGGAATCACTGTTTTTTTTGGGGACCATACGGTAGCCAACCTAGACCTTTATTTTAAACGAGGCTCTAAAAGAGGTCCGGAAGAATACATTTATGAATGTAACCAGGATGTTCACTTGGGATTTCACCGACTGGCTATTAATGGACTCAACAAAGAATCCTCTCAGCCATTACATTTTAAGCACTATGTCTTAGTATGTAATGGTGAAATTTATAATTATAAAGAATTAGTTAAAAAATACAACTTCAAGATGGAGACACACAGTGACTGTGAAGTTATTCTAAAGCTTTATGACCTCCTAAAAGAAAAATGTGTCTATGAACTAGACGGTGAATTCTCCTTTGTGATTCATGATTTATCCAATGACCACGTTTTTGTGGCTCGAGACTCCTATGGAGTTCGACCTCTTTACATCAACCAAGAAACCAATGCCTTCTGTCTATCCTCGGACTTGTCTCCGATGAGTATTTTTCCCATGGACAATGTTTCTCATTTTCCACCAGGACATTATGCTACTTTTATCAAGAATCATACCTATGAACAACACCTCACTTGTTTTCACTCTATTCAAAAAGTTCCAACCTCCTTTGAAAAAGTCTATTTGACTTTCTGTAAAGCGGTAGAAAAACGAGTTTTAAACAGCGAACGTCCGATTGCTTGTCTTTTGTCAGGAGGTTTAGACAGCAGTTTAGTCGCAGCATTAGCCGCGCGATACTGTAGACAGCATGGGACTATTCTAGAAACATTCAGTATTGGACTTCCTGGGTCAGAAGACCTTAAATTCTCTTCGAAAGTTGCCGAGCATATTGGAAGCAAACATACTCAAATTATTTGTTCAGAAGATGAATTCTTTGATTCTATTCCAAATGTGATTCGAGATATTGAAAGTTACGATACAACCTCTGTCCGGGCAAGCGTAGGAAATTGGAATGTAGGAAAATATATCAAGGAAAATAGTGAAGCCAAGGTGATTCTCAACGGAGATGGTGCGGATGAATTGATGGGTGGATATCTTTATTTTAGTGCTTGTCCAGACAAGGAAGAATTTGACAAGGAATGTCGGCGTCTTCTACAAGATATTCACTGCTTTGATGTATTGCGAAGCGATAAGTCGATTGCTTCACATGGACTAGAACCAAGAACACCTTACCTAGATAAGGATTTTGTAGATGCCTACATGAGTATGCCTATCGATGTCCGGTTTCACAAGGATAAGTATTTGATGAGAAACATCATCAATGCTTTTGACCCACACCTAATTCCATCCGAGATTCTTTACCGAAAAAAGGAAGCTTTTAGCGATGGGGTAAGTGGTCTGGACCGTTCATGGTATCAGATGATACAAGAGAAAATTCCTATTATGGAAAAGATAGAATATTCACATAACCCACCCACTACAGATGAACAACGGTATTATCGCGCTCTATTCAAGAAATACCATGCGAATTGTGATAAACTCATACCCTATTTCTGGATGCCCAGGTATGTATCCGCAACCGACGCAAGTGCCAGAACTCTATCTCAATATAAAGTGGCGGATTCGTTGGATGAGTAATTTGCTTACTTGTAGCTGATTGTTTCGATTGAGACATCTTTTCTTGTTTTTATATTCAGGTATATCTTTCTTTATTTTTTCTATCATAACCGAATGTTTTAGGTAATAGATGTATCCTTCACACTTGATATAATAAGTATTTTTAGAATTCATCGAGGGATGAATCTTGTCATCAATAAAACACAAAAGAGAATCTAGATTTAGTAGACCATCACTTAATTCAAGAAGCTCGTAATAATCTTTTTGTTTTTTCTTACGAAAAGGGTGTTCTAGGGTTATCACTTCATCAAACAGCTTATATCCAAGTGTTTCATGAATGAAAGTTATGATAGTATTTACAATAAAAGAATTGTTGTTGTTACTATACAGTAAAATACTTTTGACTTTACCCGCCTTTTTATAAGAGACCAGTACACCCAAAAAATCCATGAGTAGAGGACGAAAGAATTCGGGAAATAATTTAAGTAATTCTACACAAGATAAATCACAATAATTCATGATATGTATCATTTGTTCAAAAAAACCCAACGTATGGTCCAAATCAAAAATGATATTTTTTTCTGACATAAAAAAGTAAAGGTATAATATAACTTTATTTTTATGTTAAGCATAAAGGATTGTAGAGACATCTTACGTTATTATCATATATCTCCACAACCCAATCTGCGTAAGTTAAAAGAAAAAACAATTGAACTTTATCAATCTAGAATATGTAAAAGTAATTTTCCATTCCCTTATTTTTTTAGGAGACAATCCAAGAACTTTAGAATGACTCGTAAACAACGTTTATCTTTTTATTTGGTCTAATATCTGAATCAACAAATTCTCTTGCGTTGTATTTTTCTGAAAGAGAAAACATTCATCCATTCTTACTTTAAAAAACTTATTTCTATTCTTAAATAACAACATAATACGTTGCTTTACGACTTGAATATCTACCAGAAACCCACCATTTCGTAAATAAAGAGAAAAAGAATCATTCTCATCTAACCTAAAAAATCGTATATAACTACCGATTCTTAGCTCATCTACTTCATCAATGTATCGATACTCTTTTAGCAAATTTTGATATTCTTTCAATTCTTCTTTTTTTTCAATCAGGTCATTCAGAATAATCATTTTTCGTTCTTTGATGGTTTTTGTATCCGTTAAATGGTATTTTTCTATTTCTTCCGCGATTTTATCCATTTCATCCTCCATATTTATACTTTTGACCAATATTTACAAAAGAACATCCCATATCATTTGCGGCAACAGGTTCTGAGATTCCGTAGTTCATGTTCATTTCGGGCATTTCGCGTGATTCATGGGAAGTATTGGTAGGCATTTGTCCAGGTTGCCGAGACAACTGAGGAAGACTGGGTCCCATGCCCATCTGCGGTTGAGTCATGGGTTGAGCCGCTTGGTTTGATTTTTGTTTCTTTTTTGGTTCTTCGTCACACATTCCTTCTGATTTAATACCCATCATAATAAGAGCTCTCTCCAACAAAATAGACATCTTTTCAGAGATTGAACTTTTCATACAAAATAACAAAAAGAGAACGGGGAGAACCATCTGAATAAGATTAATTTTCTCGTAAGGGGCCTTGCTATACGTAGGAATATAAAGAACAACCTTATGAATGAGCCAAAA